CTCCCCAATGCACGGCCTCTACACAGGTCTCTGGGCGCCTTACCCAACTGACGCACCCTAGACTCGCCGCACGGAGGCATATACTTCAAGCGTGGCGAAGAAAGCTACTAACCACGAATCCCTCCTGAAAACACAGGAGGTCTACGGCTACCTCACCTCAGGCCACAGCCGTGGAAATATCGTGCGAACCCTTTCAGAGCAGTGGAATTGCTCAGAGCGGCAGGTTGATAACTACATCGCCAAAGCTCGCACCATGCTTGAAGAAGACGCTGCCATGGCCCGCCCTGCTTGGTTGGCTGAAGCCCTAGGCCGCCTGCGCAACTACGAGGTTGCAGCAGCCAAACGTGGGCAACTACAAGTGGCAGTTAATAGCGTGCAGACACAGGCCAAGCTGATCGGCTTCGAGCTATGACCCTGCAGGTAGACGTTCTCGATAACGAGCTGATCCGCGTCTGCCTGACAGAACACGGTATTACTAACTGCTGTTTCGTGACTAGCCACCATTTAACGGAAGAGAAGGAAAGACAACTACGCATAGCGAACGAACGCGAAGCAGCCGCGGCCTATGACCCTGCTTGATCGCTGTCCTGGTGGTGGCATCCTCGACAAGCCCCTGCCTGTAGAAACTCCACCAGAAGGCACGGTTGAGGAGCTAAAAGCCAGGATCCTTGCTGATCTGCTCCCTGCACAACGGGAGTTCGTCCTCGATGAAAAGCATCGGATCCTCGCTTACATCGGTGGATTCGGCAGTGGCAAATCCTTTGCGCTGACAGCCAAGTGCCTGTTCCTGGCCATGGCACCAGGCAATGGCAACACCACTGGCATGGTGTGTGAACCATCGTTCCCCATGCTCCGTACTGTCTTCATCCCAGCGATGGATGAGGCTTTAGAGCGTTGGGAGATCGACTATGAGTTCAGGGTCAGCCCACAGCCTGAGTACCTCCTCCGCCTGCCCAACGGCACCTGCAAAATCCTGTGTCAATCTGCGGAGAACTACCAGAAGATCCGTGGTCAGAACCTTGCATGGGCGTGCTGGGATGAATGTGATACTTCCCCAGTAGAAACCGCGCAGAAGGCTAGTGAGATGATGCTGGCCCGCTTGCGTACAGGTGGCACGCAACAGTTAGCAGTTGCCTCGACACCTGAAGGTTTTGCCTGGGCGTTCAGGACTTTCAAGGAGAACCCTGGCCCTGATAAGCGGTTGATTCGTGTCCGCACGATGGACAACCCGAATCTGCCGACTGAGTTTATTGAAAGCCTGAAGCGTAATTACAGCGGGCCTCTCATTCAGAGCTACCTTGAAGGCCATTTCGTAAACCTGGCCAGCTGTGCTCTATACCCTGACTTCGATCGCAGCCTGCATTACACCGATGCGGTGCCCACAGACAATGACACCATCTTTGTAGGCATTGACATCAACGTAGGCAATTCAGTGACGCAGCACTGTCTGCGTCGTGGTGACGAGTTCCACTTTTTCGCTGAGGCCGTCTACCGCGACACGCAGCAGATTGCCGAGGGTCTCAAGGAGCTGTACCCCGAACACTTCAAGCGTGGGCAGCTGACTCTGATCCCTGATGCAGCCTCAAAGCAGCGCAGCACGGCAGCAGCCCAGGAGTCAGATCTAGGCATTCTCAAGAAGGCTGGTCACCATGTCATCGCCCAACAGTCCAACCCGCTGATCCAAGACCGAATCAATGCGGTCAACATGTGCATTGGCCAAGGGCGGCTAAAGGTAGGCAACGGTTGCAAGCACCTACGGCGCACGCTGGAGCAACACAGTTACGACGACAAAGGCAAGCCAGTCAAAGGTGGTGTGGGGATGGATGACCTCAGCCACGCTGGTGATGCAGCTGGTTATGCCGTCTACAGACTGGCGGCGATCAGGCAGTGGCGCACGGGGAACAGCGGGTTCCGCGTGTCCTGATCCATGCCTATCGGTAACATGGTCTCATGATCTTCTCCCCCTAGTCATGGCACGGTCATCTAAGAGCAAAAGTGGTGGCCGCAAGGGTGGAGGCGGTGGCGGAAAGGCCCGCACGTATAAGCGCGACAGCAACGGGCGCTTTGCTAGCACCGGCGGCAGCACGGGGGCTTCTTCGCCGTCAAAAAAAGCAGCGCCTAAAAAAGCAGCTGCTAAAACTGCAGCGCCTGCTCGGTCTGGCCGTGCGTCATCGCCACGCGGCATGGATGGCCCACAGCGACGCACTAAAGCGTCTGTCGTATCAACGAGTAACGCAATGGCGCGCCTTAGTGAAGGCAGAAGGCTCAAGGGCAAGGGCAATAATCCCACCACCCGTGCAGAGCGCAACTTAGAGCGTGGCTTGGTGGGGACAGGCAAAAAAGCTAGAAAGTCAGAAGCGACTGCAAAGCGAGCTATTGATTACATGGCCAGCAAAGGCACGCTCGGAAAGCGCAGTAACGGCACGAAGAAGCGTAAGTGAACTGGAAACCTCCACGTAAGCAACGCCCCCGCGATCAGTGGGGGCAGTTTCGATCTAAGGCGGACATTAAAGCCGAACAGGAAGCTGCACGGTTTGAGAGCCTGCAGATTGCCAGGGAGGAGTTGTACTGGCAGTCACAGCAGGAGTCAGACGACTAGGCAGCTTTAGACTGCAAGGAACGTAGTGACAGCTAGGCGAGATGGTCGCTTATAACCCGCTGACCTCTCCCCCTGTTGGCACCCGCGATCAGTGGGAGTGGCAGTCGGTAAGCCTGACCGATTTTGATGATCAGGACAATCCAAGCATTCCGGATCCTGCTTACTACCAGCAGGTCATGGCGTGGGAACCAGTCCGCGCTTGTCTTGAAGGCACGTCTTACCTAAGGCAAAACGCTTCGCGGTATCTCCCGCAGCAACCAATGGAACTAGACGCTAGCTGGCAGGGTCGGGTAAGCCGTTCGGTGTTTAGCCCATACTTTCAGCGTGTAGTACGCACGGCTGTTGGTCTGATCCTGCGCAAGCCAGTGGTATTAGACGGTGGGGATGAAGGGTACTGGGATGAATGGCGTGGCGACTGTGATCGGCAGGGTACGGATCTTGATGAGTTCATCCGCAATCAGCTATACCTCAGCGTTGCCTACGGTCACTGTTCATGGCTAGTCGATTTCCCTGATAGCAGGCAGATCAAAACCCTGCGTGATCAGTACCAGGCCGACCTGAAGCCTTACTTTGTCGAGGTTGATCCGTGGTCGATTATCGGCTGGCGGCAGGATCCACGGAAGGATCTAGGCAAGCTGCAACAGGTACGAATGAAGGAAGTTGTCAGTGTGCCTAAAGGCAGGTTTGGCAACGAATATAAGCAGCGGGTCAGGGTAATGGAGCCTGATCATTGGGAAGTATGGGAGCGACAGGAAGATGGGCCTGTTACCTGGATCATGATCGAGGACGGTCCGATCAGCGTGGGTGAAATCCCGCTGGTGACAACGTATGCGGGCAAACTGGGAACGCTGTTTAGCAAGCCGCCGATGGGTGAGATTGCGCAGCTGAACCTGACGCATTACCAGCGGCACGCTGACCTGATCCAGGCGCTTCACGTTGCAGCGCAGCCCCTGCTGATACTCAAAGGATGGGACGATCAGACTGATCCTGTTGGCCTGAGTGTTAACAATGCGCTGGTAATGCCACCAGATGGTGATGCCAAGTATGTCGAGCCTGCTAGCAGTGCATTTGATGCACAGCGGGTGGAGCTGGATGCGTTGATTGATGAGATGAAGACGCTGGGCCTTGCAGTGCTGACGCAGCAGAAGAACCAAGCTGAATCGGGTTTAGCCAAGAGCCTGGATCGCCTTGATGCCAACAGCATGTTGGCGGTGATCAGCAAGGATCTAGAGAAGACGCTGCAGCAGGCATTGGATATTGCCTCGTCCTATGCCGGCGTGCAGGCACCAACGGTGGCGATTGATCGGGATTATCAGACCGAACCGCTAGAGGGCCAGGGCATCACGGCGATCAACACGATCTTCACCAGTGGGCTCATCGACCAGCAAACCGCCCTGGAGCTGCTGAAGCGTGGGGAGATCCTGTCTGACGACATGGATGTGGAGGAGGTGATGGCCAACGCTGAGGCGGAACAGCTCCAGTCGATGGAGCAGGACTTGGCGCGAATGGAGGGCGAGGCGCAGATTGCGGCAGCCAATGCTCCTGTCAAGCCAGCGCCTAAGGGCTGATGATTGAGGATCAAGCCTTCGCGGCCATACGTAATGCGTTAAGGCTTGAAAACCTATCCCGCGATCTGGCGTCCAAGGTCACGCCAGAGTTGGCGATGATCTTTAAGAGCATCCGTGAAACCCTGCGCACCATGCCACCAGGGCAGTTGGAGCGTGAGATCCGGTACAAACAGCTGCGCCTTCAACTGGCCAGCATGTTCGCCGGCCCGAATTACGCCTTTTACAGAGAGCTGAAACAGGGCCTTGATGGTGAAGTGCTCAGGCAGGTGCAATGGGCTCAGGATTGGCTGCGCATTGCCACACGCAACAACCCTGAGCAGGAGATAGTGGCGAGCATCCCGCGTGATGGCGTGACCTTGCAGCTATCGCCTGGCTTCAATGGCCGTGAGCAGATCGCCTCAGTGCAGTTCACCCGTACTCAACTGGTGGCCATCACGCAGAAGACTGAGGTGTTGGGCAAAAGCCTGGAGGAGATTTTCCTGCCAGATGAAGGGTTGAGCGTTTGGATCAGGGACAACCTGAAGCAGATCGACCGCACCGTGAAGCAGGGTTTCTTGCTTGGAGAAACCAACGAGGAGATCGCCAACCGATTGCCTGGCATGGGGCAGCAGGCAGTGGTGCGCAACCGGGCCATTGCCAGAACGGCTGTGATGGACATGAGCCAGCGTGCTCATGAAGAATTCTGGGATTCGCAGGATGCTGGCATCATTCGCATGTGGGTATTTGACTCTACATTTGACTACCGGGTGTGTATGCAATGCGCCCCGTGGAGCGGCAAGGAGGTCAAAGATCGCAGCCGGTTACCCCGCACTCCCATTCATCCAAATTGTCGTTGCCGTGTGCTGCCAATTACGGGGACAGAGTTAGAGCTGCGGCGAACGGGTGAAAGCCTGACGCAAGAAGGTGATCGCAGCTATGTCGAGATCACCAAAGAC